TTCGAGGGTGAATCGTTGGAACTCTTCCGCAAGCGCGTGAAATATGCCTTTTTGAATGCCAAAGATGCCGGCAGCAAAGCAGGTTTTATCCGAATCTTTGAGCGATTGGGGATCGGTTATGTGGAAATTGAAGAACGTTTTGACACGGAAAACTGGGATGTCATCAAAATTCGTGTAAGCGATTCCCAGTTAGCCAAGAAAACGGAATTGTTAAATTTAATCATCCGCAAATATGGCCGCACCTGTCGGCGCTACACCTTTGAAGTGATTACCAAAGAAAGCGTGACAATTCACCACGGTGAATTTAATCACGATTATCAAAGCTTTTACGTGAAAGTGAACTGACAATAACAATTAAAAGAGGTTTATTTATGGCAAGTTTAATCACGCCACAATTTGAACGCTACATCGCAGAGCAAACCATTGCAGGCGGCACAGTGCAGTTTGATGAATTTATTTTTGCCAATGTTCCGGGCTTGAATGAAAACAATCTTGCACAACACCTTACCATGCCGACAGCGGCACAAATTGTACACCGCCAAGCGGTATCACAAAGCGGTGTCATCAATGAAAATTCTGTTGTGTATTCTGTGACGATTGGCACGGAAGTGGGCGATTTTGATTTCAATTTTATCGGCTTAATCAACAAATCAAAAAATATGCTTGCTGTTGCCGTACAAACAGAACCGGTGAAGAAAATACGCAACAAAAATACCGTGCAAGGCAATAGCATTACGCGCAACATTCTTTTAGAGTTTACGGGCGCAAAAGCCTTAACCGGCGTAAATGTGAACGCCAAAACGTGGCAAATTGATTTTACTGTGCGTTTGCACGGGCTTGATGAAAAAATCCGTTTAACCAATCGCGATCTTTATGGCCGCGCCGTGTTTTTTGATGAGGGATTTTTAGTCCGGCATAAAACAGGCAATCAATTTACCATTCAACCGGGCATAGCCTATGCAGAAGGGGTGCGCATGGATTTAGGCGCAGTACATAATATCACTGCCAATAACTTGCCATGCTCCATTTATGCCGACGTAGTGCATCACTGCACAGTAACAGGCGCGTATGAAACAGAAATTAAGTATCTCACCACTCCCAGAGATGATTATGTAGATACGGCAAACCGTCAGCACTATGTGCAAATCCTTGCAGATATTGATAGACAAGGCAACGTAACTGATCGTCGCTTGCTTTCGCCGTTTCTGGGAATCAATCCGCTTGAACTAAGTGACACTACCGAAAATACAAAAGAGCAACGCGGACATGCGCATAAATTACCTATTGCGAGTACTGCGAAACGCGGGATTGTGAAATTATTTTCCGGCTTTGATTCCGATTCGGAAGATATGGCATTTACAGCTAAAGGGGCGAAAGGGTTAAAGGCTCTGATTGATGCCTTGCGAAGCTATGTCACAACATCGTTTATCTTAAACAGCAAAAAATCCAACGCGGTTAATAGTGCGTCATCTGATACGGTGGCGACAAGTTTAGCAGCTAAAACGGCTTATGATAAAGCCGTGTCCGCAGATAATAACGCAAATAGACGTGCATTTGGACTTGCGTTATCAAACGAGGATTTAAACAGTGTTACAGCCTCCGGCATTTACGGACAATCTTTAAATTCCAACTCAACATCAGCTCGACATTATCCAATAGAACAAGCCGGGAAGCTGATAGTGACTGGAAGCTCCGGCTTTGGCGCACAGCAGCTTTATATCAGTTATCACGATAATCACATTTATGCGCGAGGGAAAAATCAAAATGGTTGGAGTGACTGGAAACGCATTGACGGCTTAAACGGAGTGTCAAAATCGGGCGATACGATGACCGGAAATCTGGTCATTGATACGGATGATTCGTTGCTTAAAGGTAAAAGAAGCGGGGTGAATAAATATGCTGTCGGGCTACGAAATAGTACAAGTAACGATGTTGTCGTGCTCAATTATACTGATAATACCTCGATCGAATTGCTTGCGAATTCGGTTTACTCAAATAAAACGCTTGTCGCGCCGGGAATGATTCTGGAGGATTCTGATTGGACGGGATTAAATATAAAAAATTTATCGGGTCGCTACGTCAGATTTGAAGGCAATCCTCATTCCGCAACTAACATGCTGACTATTATGTATAGGGAAGCAAACGGAACAAATATTAATACGGTTTCTTTGCGGAAGAAAGGCGGTACGCTGGCATTACTTGAAGATTTTACCTATCAAAAAATTGGTAATTTCGAAGTTAGACGCTATCCAGACGGAACGATGATTCAGACTTATTTCGCTGAATTCAATGATATTTTAGGCGCTAACTCCGGACTGGGCGGTTCTGGGCAAAAACAATTAACTTGGGCTGCGGCTTTTGTTGGTAAACCCATAGTGTTTGGCAACATCACCACATCTCTAGAGGAGAATCATAATGCAGGAGTAAATATACTTACTAAATCAACAAACACTACATTATATTGGTATAACTATGAGAGTGGTAGCGCTAATCAGAGGTTGTGCCGCTTGCAATTTTTGGCAATCGGGAGATGGAGATAATGGCAATTTATTTTAAAGACGGATTTTTTAATGATGATTTTGGCGGGTTTGTGCCGGAAGGCGCGATAGAAATCAGCGAAGAAAAATATATTGAGTTGCTTGAGGGGCAAGAGCAAGGAAAACAAATCATCAGTGATAAACAAGGAACCCCAGTACTGCTTGAGCCACAACCCAGTCCGGCTCACGAATTAAAAGATGGTGAGTGGATTATTTCAAAAACCAAAATAACCGCACTTACCACCCAACGCAAAACAACCCTTTTACAACGCATTGCGGACAAAACCGATCAATTTAAAATGCAATATCTGCAAGGGTATTCTCAAGCCGAGATTGACAGTTTTTACCGTCAAGAACGTGAAGCGAGAAATGAATTGCCGGAAATGATTTTAACTGAAATCTTCAAGGGTCGTGACGACTTAAAAAACATTGAAGAGTTGAAACAAAAAGTCATCGAAAAAGCGGATTTGTTCGCCATTGTGATGGGTAAACTTTTTGCAATTAAGCAAAATTTTGAAACCCATATCGAACAAGCGCAAACGTTAGAAGAACTAGACCAAATTGAACAGGAGATTGAGCAATGGCAAAAACTGTAAAACACAAGTTAAAAAATTGGGGTTATAACGTCATTATCGCGATTGACCAATTATTTAACGCACTCACGGGCGGTGGTGCGGATGAAACATTTTCAAGCCGTTGTTATCGTGGTGCAATGTTAACTGAAAACCCTAAAAAGCGGTGGCGTTTTTGGTATAAATTCGTCAATGGCTTGTTCCGAGATCCGAATCATTGCAAGACCGCCTATGAAAGCGAGGTGAAACGGCGACAATATCCGGCTGATTTTCAGGCGATTGAGGGATAATGCAATGTGGCAAAAACAACAATTAAAACTCGCCCCACAGTCAAGAATAGTATTAGAAAATGCACAAAAGGGGATTATATCCCCTTTTTCGCTATCTGTGACCGGCACAAAGTTAGGCGTGCATAATTGGTCGCACGGGATCAAAGAAAAATCAAACCATTATTTATCGCCCGAAAATGCGGTAAAAGCACTGGCGGCAAAATTAGTGGATTATGCCGATCCGAATCGCCCTAAAGGTGTGCAAGATGTTGTCGCCATCATGGTGACAAATAACAACATTGAACAGTTTATTGCCGATTTAGCAAATGTGCGCGAGCTTTTGCCCGAGCCAACATTTAAACAAGCACTTGACTATGCAAAATCAAGCAAAGACTTACAAACTACAAAAATGGTAAAAACGCCGACTATGGCAAGCCCTTCATTTTCTAATAGTACGGATATTACACCGGGTTCAGCCCGTACTATGCAAAGTATTCTGCGCAATGCAACCGCCACCGCAGTTGCGGCACAAACCAAAGACCCGATGGCAGCTATTGAAGCATTAAAGGCGGCAAAGAAAGAGCGTGATAAACAAAACAATGAGAAAGTGGCAAAAATGCTAACAACATCAACGAATGTGTATGCGTTTTCTGTTTCGGATTATCTTGAAGTCGCAGAAACAAAAATCAAATTGAATGTGCCGACATCGGGCAATGTGTTCACCGCGTGCGTGATGTTTGTCGGTGCAGATTTAACTAATATCAAAGGAATGTTGCAAAATGACTAGAATCCCTTTTGTTGCCCAAGAGCGCACCACATCACGACTAGCACCAATGGGAACAACAAAACGCAACCCAAGCGTACAACTTGCGCTAAACGGCACACCGATTTACTTACACAATATTATGATAAGTGTGTCAGTTAAACGCGAAGAAAAAGACATGAGCGGACAAAAATCAAGCACGAAGAAATCCGATAAAGGTGTAAAAGCCAAGGAATTAAACGTACTGGGTTTTATTCCATACTCACGCAAAGAATGGCTCACACAATTATTTAATCTTGCCGAATCCGAAGACGGCAAGGGTGAGCAAAGCAAATACCGCGTATCTTGCACCGCCGCAGAGGCGGTAAATATGCGCGAAGTTCAATTCAGCGGCGAAGTATCAGCAACCGAACAAAGCGGACAGTTGGGTTGGTCGGTATCCTTTACATTGCGCGAGGTCAATTCCGTTGCCGAGAAAAAAGACCAACGCAAGAAAAAACCAAAAGCAAAGACACAGGGAGAGAAAGCACCAGTTGCGAAAAGTGCGGTCGAAAATCAAGGTAAATCTTCCGAGGTAAAAGAAAAAACATCGGGAACAGAAAAAGATACAAGTTTATCAGGAAGAATTAATCAAGGTGATTGGGGCGGAGCTTGGGAAGCCGCAAAAAAAGGAGATTGGAGCAGACACAATGAAAATAATTAAAACCTTTCTTCTTGATGGCGAGGAATTAGAACTTGCCGACGAGCAAATCATCCTTGAACTAAACAACACCGGACGAGGATTCGTAACGGTTCGCACCGAAAAAGACTGTATCGGCAAAAGTGCGGTCTTTGAGATGGGAGAATATGATCATTATTACAAATGGTTCGATGGTATTGTGGAGCGCGAACAAGGTGCAGAAAACGGCTATAAAAAATTGTTCATTCGTGAAAAAGTATCGGTTTTTGAAAAGACATTGAATTGCTCCCATCGTCATATCACACTGCGCGACTTATGCACGTGGATTACACAGAAAACTAAAATCCCGGTGAAAGTACCACAAGCGGATTATGCTGATACGCCAATTTCGTTATTTACCCATAACGGAAGCGGTTATCAGCTTTTAGCCAATATCGGGCGACAATATCAAATTCCGGATTATATGTGGCAACAATCGCCCGATGGTTCGTTATTTATCGGTTCACACCAAGATTCACGTTGGGTGGGCAAGAATATTGAGTTTGACGAAGGGATGACACTGACAAGCGGCAGTAACGATATGACAATTCCTATTACTGCCGCCATTCGCCCCGGCGCCATCATCAACGGCAATAAAATTCAGAAAGTGGAATTGCACGGAGATGATTATGTGTTGTCATGGGAAAACTTAGACAAAAACGGCAAGCCGGAACAGAAAAGCCCCGAACGCCGTCAAATGGAAAAAACGTTCCCCGAATTGGCGGGTGGTTATCACTTGCCGAAATATGCCAAAGTAGTCGGTATTGCAGATCCTTCAAGTGGTGGTGATATTTCTGATCCGTTCCGCCCGAAATACGCCGTTGAGTTGCAGTTATTGGACGAAAACGGAAATGAAGATAAATCCGTGCCGGTTTATCCCGCTGTGCCGTTGCCGGTAACAAGTACAGGCTCACAAGGTGGTGATTTTGCCTTTCCGGAAGTTGGCACGATGGTTGAAGTCGGTTTTGCTTATGGGCGTAGCGATCAACCTTTTGTGCGAACTATGTTGGCACAAGGCAAAACCGTGCCGAGTGTTGCACCGGGTGAACAACTTAAGCAACAACGGCCCGAAGTGTATGAGCGCACTGACGCAGCAGGCAATAAGATTCGCGAAACGGATCAGAAGATTACCGATAAATCTTATGAACGCCATATCGAAACAGACAGCGAAGTAAAACAAATCGGCACTTCAACAAAAACCGTCGATGCAGACAGTACCCAAACCATCGGCGGAAATAAAACCGTTAGTGTGTTGGGTAGTATCAACGACACCACGGCAAGCAATCGCACCCAAGGAACAGGCGGAACGCTACAAGAAAAGATTATAGGATTGGCACTACGCGTTTCAGATGAAAAAAATAAAATTGTCGCACCGATTAGTTATATGGGATCAGAGGGGCAAAACATTTTTAGATTGTTAGAAGATACAATTCAACTATTGGGAGAAGTAGCAAGTACATTAGCGACACACACTCATGGCGGTTCACCACAGCCAAACCAAGCAAGCACATTTAATCAACAAGCAAACAAGGCACAAGCAATAAAAGACAAACTAACACCGATTATTGAGTAACGCCGACATTTCACATCAAACCAAAGCCGCACAATGTTGCGGCTTTTTGTTATCTCGACGAAATTCATTTCGTCGACATCTATCACGAAAAATCTAACTCATTGTTTATTAAAGAAATTAGCATAGTAAAACATATCAAACCAATCTCACGGAATTTTTCCGCGTAAAACCTTAAGTCACGGAAAATCCACTTCCTCCCCCGCCGAATTTACGTTAAAAATTTGCGTTTTTTCAGTTAAATTTCAGGCAATAAAATTAGATAACTATTTGAAGTAAAAGGGATCATTTCATACAAAGAAGAGTGATCTTAACTGTAAAAATTACAGACTTTTACAGTATTTTTCACTTAAAAGGGATCATTGAAAACAGATAAATATCAATAAGGTATTAATTTATAAAAGATTTTTAGATTTTCCGTGATGATGAACAGACAAAATTCATTTCAGTTTAACCGACTGGCGGTTATCGCCACTGACAGAAACAGAAAGGAAGTTAAAAGAAAATTGACGCGGAATTCTTACCGCCACTTTGTCGCCACTTGGATAATATTGGTGGGTCGTGAAGGATTCGAACCTTCGACCAACGGATTAAAAGTCCGCTGCTCTACCGACTGAGCTAACGACCCAAGTTAGGATTTTAAAGAAGTTTTTTAGAATATAAGCAGCTATTAGATGGTGCCCGAAGCCAGACTTGAACTGCACGCCTCGAAAGGCGAGGGATTTTAAATACCATAACTAAACCAATAGAAACAATAACTTACCAATATTTCAAACACCTACAAAAGCAAATAATCGCAAATAAAAGTAAATATCAGACAGAACCGCCAGCCAATCGCCACTAAAAATGAGGGAAAAGAACAAGGGATTTTCTGAAAAACAATCCCTTTTTACTGCGCAGGATTAGAAAGCGGATTGAATTTAACCGCACTTTCTAAATGTGAAGGGGCAAAATGTGCATAACGCATTGTCATTTCAATTGTTGAATGTCCGAGGATTTCTTTCAAAACTAAGATATTCCCCCCGTTCATCATAAAATGGCTTGCGAACGTATGGCGCAAAACGTGGGTGAGTTGTCCTTTCGGCAATTCAATTTCAGCACGAAGCACCGCATTTTCAAAGGATTCATACGCATCCTTAAATAACCGCCCCCGTTTTTCGGCAGCATATCAAACAATTCTTGACTAATCGGCACAGTGCGATTTTTCTTTGATTTTGTATTAATAAAGGTGATTTTATAAGGCATTACTTGTGATTGTGTCAGCGTTTCCGCCTCGCGCCAACGTGCACCGGTCGCCAAACAAATCCGCACAATCAGCCCTAAATCAGAGTTGCGGGAATTATCGCACTCAAGCAATAAGCGATAAATATCACGCTCATATAAAAACGCCAGTTCGGTGTCTCGTTCCTTAAACAAACGCACCCCATCAAGCGGATTATTGCCTTTCCACTTTTGCAGTGATTTCAACTCATTAAACACTGCGCGCAAATAAGCGTGTTCACGGTTTATCGTGGCTTCTTTTGGTGGCTTGTTTTTGTTTAAAGAAAATTCACCGTCAAGGCGGCGTTTGCGATAATCCGCAAACACTTCCGCATTAAATTCATTCGCGGGCGGGTCGCCTAAGTTGGCACACAAATTTTTAAGTTTGGTTAAACGTGCCTCACCATCTGAAAGCGTTTTACCGTGAACATCAAACCATTCTTGCACGTAAAAACTTAATGCCGGCAAATCGCTTGATTCTAAAACACGAACAGAATCAACCGCACTTTCGCTTTGTTCTTTAGCTTGATTATAAAAACGCAGTGCATCACCTTTGGTTAAAAACCACTTGCGTGATCGCTTGCCGTTTACATAAACTTCCGCAAGCCATTTCCCGTTTTTAGTGTCTTTACGAACAGCCATTTGTACCAACTACGTTGTCTTTTCCTACAACTAAATAGAATAAATTTTTTGTTTCTGGAAAATACTCTTATAATTAGCGTTTATTAGTTCTACTAATTGGTCTATTCCTAATTTATTACCTCTATTCTTTATTAAATCTGTTGTGCCATTGATTACTTCCAATAAATTATTGAAAATAATATCAATTTCTTGTTTATTTTCATTCAATGTATCAAACATATATAAAGTTGATAAACTATGTTCTATATCCCAGTAAATTTTTAATTGGATGATGTTGTATTCTCTTATTTCATCAATAGACTTAAAGTTTCTAGAGGGAAGTAAAACTGCATGAGTATCAAAATCAATGATATTTCTTGCAACTTTACTTTTTAAATCAGGTATTTTCTGTTTTTTCCAAGAACTTACCCCTATAGCAGTAAGAAACATTATTATAAATGTACTTAATGAGCTAACCCAATCCGTAAATTTTACATCTCTAAACACACTAAACGAAAAAATAAACGCCGCACATGCCACCGCAAATGCAATCACAAAAGGATACACAACCAACCATAATAAAAAATCTTTTATAGGTGATTTTGATTCATCATTAAGAAATCTTTTTAACATATCTAACACCATAGTTTTGTGTCTTTACAAACACAAACTGCCATTTATGGTAAATCTTCCCCGCCATTCGGATATTTGCAACGTCCTAAACGATTAAACGCCATTTTCCACCCTTTCCAAAAACCGTATTTTTGCAAAGCAAGAATGGCATAATTAGAACAACTAGGCGTAAAACGGCAAGCACCACGAAGTTTACGTGGTGCCACTCGTTGATAAAGTAAAATTAATTGAATGCTAAGCCAAAACCATTAAACAGGCTTTCTAAATGTAATCACGTAATAGTTTACAGGGAAAGATTTTCGCCCAAATAATGCACCTAAACAGCCTGGTTTCTCTTGCACGCCAATTTCATCAACGCGCAGAAACTCCCAATCATTTTCAGCGTATTGATTTACAACATTCTGTAAATAATAGGCTGCCGCATTGTGTTTTTCTTTTTTATTTACTTCAATATTAGGTGGAATTTGAACCATTTTATAAGTGTAAGCCATAATTAACTCCTTAGTGTTTTGAGATATATTCTTTAATTCTTGAAGATCAGAAAATCGCTTACCGTTAAACTTTATTTTTCCAATCAAGTGATATTCTTTAAATTTTCTGTTTCTTCCGTTAGGTAGTTTTAATGTGAGGACGTAATAAAAACCTACATCATCGTCACCATCTAATTCTAGATTAACAAGTTCGCCATTCTGTTGTTTAGAATTGCCGTTACTTGTTGTGTATTCAATTTCTACATTATTGGAATTTGTGTGCAATATAGTTTTAGGTTTTGATAATTTGAAGAAAAAACACATTTAAATTTTCTCCATCTTCAAAATCACCTTTCCCACCACATCAATATCCGAAAGTTCACATTCAAAACTGAATTTGCCGCCGTCCACGCGGATTTTTCCTGCCGGCAACACAGTGATGTAACGGATAAGGTGGGAATTTTCCACAATGACGAAATAATCGCCATCAACCAAGTTGCCGTAATCGCTAGTCGCAAAATAAGTGTAATGATCTTCCACAACACAAAAAACTTTGTCATAACTTTCACGGCTGTTTAAATTCGGTAAATACGGTAAAAGAAAGGGTTTATTCCCCATAATGAAAGATTTTCCATTTTCTAGCTTAATAGAATGAAAATATTTCAAGTCCATAGAATTATCAAAAATTGGCTCTTCCCCAAAGGCAACATAATCCAATCTTGCACCGGTTTCTTTCACACAACGGATAACTAATTCGGCAGGAAAAAAACCACGCGAAGCCCAAGTACCAAAGGTGCTGTGAGGCATTCCTAAATGTTCGGCAAGAAGTCTTCTATTTGCAAATCCATACGCTTTTACTATTCGGTTTATGACTTCCTTTCCGCCGATCATCTCAAAACTTAACTCATTTGACACAAAATCACCTATTGACAACTCAATGAACACAGATCAATAATATTTGTGTCAAATGACACAATATTAATATATACCATTATTTACAGATAAAGGAGTTTAGACAATGAGCAATCAAAATGCAATTTGTATAAATGTACAGATCCCCGCGCCTTACGTCACCTTAAAGAGATATGCCGAGATTTCAGGGCTTTCGTTAAGTAAGGTGCAAAAGATGAGAGCAGCAGGCGAACTCCCTATCGCAGAGAAAAAAGGGGAAAGGGGATCCGTGCTGGTGAATTTAATCGCCATCATCAAACAAGCGGCGAGACAAGAATAAAAAACCGCACAAAGTGCGGTTAGTTTTAAACAAGATTTTAGTTATAAGGGGAAGACAATGACTGAAAAAATTCTATTAACTGTTGGTGATTTAGAAGCAATGGGTATCGGTAAGCGAACAAAAATTTTTTACTTAACGAAATACGAGGACTTTCCTAAACCACTCAACTATGACAGAACAAAACGCTGGATGAAAAAAGATGTCATTGGTTGGTTAGATAGAAAAAATCCAAACAACACTCAAGGGGAAGAAAATGACTAAATCATCTCAATATTTATTCTTCGCTCAAGAATATTGCGAAAAACATCAATTAAACGACGAGCAAATCAAAGAGCTCGTCATCAAGATGCAATCTTTTTCAGTAAGTGTGAAAGATACTTCTCAACCTGATCCGCAACTTCGGGAGATTTTTGCCCAATGGCGTCAAGCTTGTCAAAGCAAGCACGCTCAAACACCTGCGCCAAATCGCGATTTGAACCAATTACTTCAAGAATTATCGCAAGTGCTTGCTCCTGATAAGAAAGCTGAATATGAATCCGATCAAGCTGTGCTTGAACTGATAAAGGTTTATTTCCAGTCTGATCGCTCACCGTATGAACTCCTTAAATTAAGTAACAGTTTATTCAATTTGGGGCAAGCATACATCAAAAACGGGAAATAAAAAAGCAAGGAGCGGGCAATGTACGTTTCGGAAAACAAAAGTGCGGTTGAACAATGGTATGAAGAAAACGGAATGCCATTAGTTCAAGCTAAAAACGGCGATGATGTGATGCACCAAATGGATTTGAGCAAATATCCGGTCGAACGTGCTTTTAATCACTTAACCCACGAACAACGCGGCATTTTAAAAGCCGTGGCGGATATTGAGCCGAAAGAACATTATAACCGTCCCGATTTAACCGGCGACAAATTAAGCCATTACAACAACGCCGGCATAGATAAATTGATAAAAGGGCTGATTATGATGACGGAAATTCGCCTTAAATTTCCACGCGCATTAAACCATCGCGCATTTTACCAATTAGACCCATACACAAGGGGGCAACCATGAGCCAAGCAACCCGCACAGGCTGCCTAAAATCAGCAAGAAGTTGGCGTAAAAAATATGTTTCTTACTTCACAAAATGGGAGCAATTCAAACGCCAACAAAACGAAACGGCAGCCAATTTCATCTACGACAAAATGGTATCCGCCCTTGATACCGCCGTGTATCTCACAAAGAAAGCCGAACAATTAGCCCACTAATAAGCAAAAAATGAGTAAAAAAGTTCAAATTTATGCGGCATATAGGGGGGATGTAAATCTAGGTGATGGCACGGCAAAGCAACTGGCAAAAAAATTTAATCTTACCCCCGAAACCGTAGCCAATATGAGTACCCCTAGATATTTAAAACGGGATAAATCAGGCTCACGCTTAGTATTTATAAAATTAGATAAAGAGGAAATTTAACTATGCAAGAACACATCATCGAATTATCGAACCGTTACGCACTCAAGCTAAACGAAAACCACGTTTACATCCTATACAAAATCGAACTTAACGATAAAGGTAACTATGAACGAGTAGGCGGAAAAGTCTGCAAAACTCTTTTCGCCGTGGTTGATACGCTGATTTATTGCGAATTAATGGATGAAGATGTCACCGCACTTTCAGCCGTAGCGAAAAAGTTGGAAGAAATCCACGCCGAAGTAAAACGCATTGCGGAAATCCAAGAAACCTACGCACAAGCCTAGGCAATTTTTTTACCAATCTTCATTAATTTAATTCATATAAATAGCATATTTATGAGCAAATTCGATTTAGAACAAGCATTACAAGGCGCACCGGTGCGCCTGAATAACGGTTTAAAAGCCTATATTTTTGCTGATGTTAGCAATATTGCGATAAACGAACCTTACCCGTTAATGGGTGGCTATGGTTACACAGTGCAATCATTTTATGACGGCAGTACACATCACCGTTTTGAAGATTGCCGATGGACGAAAGACGGCAAATGCGACCGCCTAAACGCCCTCGGTTCTATCGCAGGAATGTGGGAAGAGTAAACCATGCAGCAAACGTGGGAGCAACAACGCGACAACAACATCACCGCCAAACAAGCACACATGGCGGTAGTTGCGCGTGAGCGTCATCAAGCGACAGAAAATGCGCAAAAATTTGACCGCACTTTTCTGCCGTTTGATGAAAGCCGTTATACGCCGTTGCAGTTAGAATTGTTCGCCACTAATCCCGTCGATTTTGAGTTTGTCGAAAAGAAACTTGAAATACTCCCGCGCCAACGGCAGCGAGATTATTTCCGCAAACTCTATATTAAATCCTATCGCTCCGTAAAAGACGATGGGTCGATTGCTTTCTCGCTCGGCAATAAACAACGCCACCACGCCAATGATTATTTGCGCAATATGTTAGATGTGCGTTTTAAAAAAGTCTTCGCTCAATACAACGTGGACGTGGATTTTATTCAAGCGTTCATCAATACGCCACAATGGATTTTATCCGTCAAAGATGAAATGCATCAAGCCGTGCAATTTTCCACCGTGCCAACGCCTGAAGAATTGGCAAAACACTACAACGAATTGCATTACAGTGGTTTTCGCTTTCAAGTGTTTGGCGCACCGAAAAAACAAAAGCAACTGCCTTTCTATTTAATCACCGAAAGCAAATTGAAGGTGATGGCATACCAAATCGCCCGCGCATTCACTCAATTTCAATTTGATTGCACCCACTTTTTAAAAAATGGCATTGAACACGACAATGAGGGCGACATTCAAGGTTATTTTTATCAGCTCTATAAGTGGTGCGGTGAAATCGCGCTATCTGCCGGTTTTAAAATTCCCCACTGGGAAAAAATCGAAAACAACAAACGCATTAGAAATGAAAACATTGATAGCACCTTAATTCGCCTCACTTGCGAGAAATGGTGGTTTAAACAAATGCGCGCTACGCAACGCCGAATGGTCGAGCATATCGCCATTGCCTGCGGGGAAGTGCGCGCCAACGCCGCAAGTTACATCTCAAATCAAAGTTTTCAAGAATGGCAACTTCAACAACGCAAGAATCACGATTACTTGCGTGCCATGATTATCGAAAATATCGACAACCCCGAAGAACAAGTCGAACTCTTTGATATGTTCCTCAAATCTTCCGCCAATCCCGCTTTGCGCCGTAACGAAATGATGGTGCGCTTGCGTGGGTTGGAAGAATGGGCGGAAGAAAACAACAATGAAGCGATTTTCCTCACCCTTACCGCGCCGTCTTCATTCCACGCAGGAAACGGCAATAAAAAATGGTCGGGCGTGAATCCGCGTGATACGCAAAAATATTTAAACAAAGTATGGCAACAGTTCCGTGCCTTGCTTGCTAAACGCAACATTAAGTTTTACGGCATGCGCGTGGCGGAGCCGCATAAAGATGGCACGCCGCACTGGCATTCGTTGGCTTATGTGCCGGCAGAACACAAAGAAGAAGTGATCCGCCTGTTTAAACAAAAGGCTTTGGAGTTAGACGGCAACGAGAAAGGCGCAGCCGAACACCGTTGCAAAGTGGAAGAATGCGATAAAGCCAAAGGCAGTGCTACCGCTTATATTGCCAAATACATTGCAAAAAATATCGACGGTTTTGCCCTTGCCGGCGAAGTGTCGGATGAAGACCCGACATTAAACCTACACGACAACGCATTACGCGTTCGTGCGTGGGCGAGCCGTTGGGGCATTCGTCAATTCCAATTCTACGGTGGCGCATCAATTTCTGTATGGCGTGAATTGCGCCGATTAATCAGTGGGCAAGCCGATGATGAAATCATCAGCAAAGCGCAAGCGGCAGCAGGTGTGGCAAATGATTACGCGGCTTATATGGAAATTCAAGGCGGCGCACTTGCCAAACGTGCCGACCAACCGATCAAACTGGATTATGAAACCAAGCCCGCCAATAAATACGGCGAAGAGCGCGAATCAATCATTGGGTTGGCAAACCGCTTCAGCCTTAAAAATGTGATCTCACGCCCTAAAAAATGGGTTATTAAAAAACGCCCGAAAGATTTCAATCCGTCTTTGGTTGAGCGTAGCTCAACCACAAACCATAGCGAGCGTAGCTCGCCTTGGACTTGTGTCAATAACTGTAACCGTTCAAAAATCGAACAAAAAATAAAACAGTTATTGATCCCGATTTGTGCACCGTTAAATGAACAAAAATTAGACTATTTATTCAAGTATAAACGGCTAGTTATAGATAAATATACAGCCCTCGAACTGGAAGATAACGATGTGCAGTTAGTCAAACGCAATCAAAACATGATAGCGGCCTCCGGCCCCTGTGCCGAGAAATATCCAAAAA